TAATGTGATAGGTAGGACTAAGGATTACCTACAAGTGCCGTGACATATCCTGTCTACATAACTAGCACAACCTCACAATAGAATGGTTAGTTCTACTTTCTCTGCAATGCCTTGTCTCCAAGGTCTTACAGCGCCACCACAGCGTGTGAGTCAAGTTACTGCCTATGTGAAGCAGCGTTTCCTTGCACTATCTAACTAGGACCGTCGTCTTTGTTATGTACTTAATATAGCATATACAAAACAAAAGTCAACCTATTTTTTTAATATTTTTTGCATATCTTCTATTGTTTTTTGTTAATTGTTCGTATTCAACACGATCGCCTATTTTTAAAGATTCTTTGTTTTTATCAAACAATACATCAATGCGTGTTTGTCCAAAAGCATCTGGTCGTATTACACCCTTAATGCCAACAAATTTATAAACTTGTCCTGTGTATATCATTTGCACTCCTTGCAAATTATTTAATCAAAAAAATAGGCCCCGTAGGGCCTATTTTGACATTGTAAGTATAACTTAGCTGAAGCTTAGGTTTGCTGCTGTTACTTCTACTTTTTCCAAGTAGTCAGCTGCGTTACCTAGCGACGATGCTGTGTTTGACAACTCAACATAACCATAACGAGTCATGAAGCTCACGACTGGCTCGAATGATGTTGGATCTAGTACAACACCGCTTGACATTAGTGGGATGTATGGGCAGTAGAACGCTGCTGCGTCTGACTCTGAAGTACCCTTATAACCTACTAGTACGTCATCATCTGCTGCGTATGTGTTTACGTAAATTTTCATTGCGCCATTCAATGTACCAACCATTTTTGTGTTTGTTGGTGCTTCAAATGTGCCTTCAGTTGTACGTGCAAACGCTGATGTTGTTGCTGATTGTAGTACTGTTAGGATCGCTGGAGAAACAACTGCCCAGTTACCTGCGCCTCTGCGTGTTCTTTGTGCGATACGGTTTGCTGCACGGTTAACCAATACTGCCAATGCTGCGTGTTCGTCACCTACGAATGTAGCTGTACCTGAAACTGCTGCTTGGTTGTATGTGTCTGTACCTGTGCCTGCTAGTGTTGCAAGAGATGCAAGAATCTCTTGGTCGATTTCAGCAGTAATTTCTTGTGCAAGTGCTGCCATGATTTCTGCTTCTACATCGATACCGTGCTGTGACTGTGCATCCTGTGCTGCCTCAAATGTCCAACGTGCTGATAGCTTACGTGATTTAGCTTCAACAGTTTGCTTCAAGATCTGAATGCTTAGTTTGTTACCAGCTGCACCTTCTAGTGCCGCAGTTGCGTCAGCTTTTGCTGTTGTAGCATTACCTGAATATGCTTCTGCGATTTTAAATGGTGACAGTGCTTCTTCACCAGCTACTGCGCCTGCTGCGCCTGTACCTGCTGTGTCGCTGTAGCGTACACGTAGTGTGTGAATCTGACCAACTGGACCAGTCATTGGTTGTACACCAACAATCTCGTTTGCAATGACAGTTGGCATCACACGTCTGATTACTGGTAGGATAACACGGTTAAGTGTTGCGATATTACCGGCAGAGGTAGCACCAGCAGTTGCAGTCTCAGCCAAATACTTGCGTGTATTTTCTAGCGTTGACGCCATTACTGCTTTCTTATTGCCTTGTAGGCCTTCAAGAAGTGCTGTTTTAGTCTCTTGCCAGCGACTTTCTAGTAGTTCTGACATAGTTATCTCCTTAATTTAAACCAGCTAAACGCTTGATGTCAACCACATTATGGTCGGCGCTTGCTGTCATATCAGTATTTTTTGTTTCTCTATTGCCTGTTACTTCTTTTGCCTCTGCTAGTACTGCCTTCTTTGTTGGACTCTTGCCGTCGATAACTGCCGGTAAGTATTTTTCAAATTGATTTTGTAATTTATCAGTTTGAACTGATTCTAACAAGTCCATCATTATTTCTTTTTGGTCAATGCTCAAAGGAGCAATTAAACTATCAATCTTTGCTTTGCGTGACACTGACTCAGTAAGTTTTTTGTTCTCATTAGCCTGTGATTCTGCAAGCTTAATTGCTTTTGCCGCTGCTACTTTTGCTTCTGCTAATTGTTTGTCTTTAGCACCAACAACTTTTAGAAGTTTTTGTGTTTCACTCTTCTCGTTTAGATATGAGTGTTGATATTCGTTAGCAAATGCTTCGAATAGTTTGCGACCAAAATCGTTTTCACGTGCTGCTTCAATATCTTCTTTAAGTGCTGAAATTTCTTTTGTAAGTCCTTTTGACACTGTTTCTGATACCAAGGCTGCACTTTTCTTAATAAAGTTTGATTTAACTGTATTAAGATGTTCTTTGGCTTCACGTACAATACGTACTTTTGTTTCAGCCAAGTCTTTTTTATCTTCGTAAAATTCTGCAAGTTCTTTAGCAAGTGATTCAACTACAAATTCTTCTAAAGCAACAAACTTGTCTGCCATTGCTTTTTGATCTGAATGTAGTTCTTTAATTTCTGTAGCAAGTTGCTCAGAAACGAAAGTCTTCATTAGTTCTGCATTTTTACGCTGAGCAACTGCAAATTTTGCTTTTGCTTCTGCTAGTTGCTTACGGTCTTCTTGGAATTCTGCAATTTCTTCTGCAAGTTTTTCAGATACAAGACTATCAATGGCTTCAACCATAGTTGATTTGTCGTGCTCATACTTTTTTGCAAATTCTTCACGTAATTCAGCAGTAACCTCAAGGCGATTTTCTTTCACCTTAGCGTTCCATGCTTCTGCTAATTCAGAACGTACTTCTTCCGATAGTGCGTCATTTTCGAAGAGATTTTTTAGTACATCTACCATTACTTTCTCCTCGTTATTGGAGTCTGCTTATTATGTTTAATAAGCTCTCTTTTAAATATTTTTGTGCCTTTTTGTCGCCTTGGACTTCTTTTGAAGTTAAAAATGCCTTGTATCCACCTCTTTCGTTCATTAAATGTTCGTAAATAGGTGTCGGATACGCACCGGGGGCGCTTGGTTGTGCCACAACGTCCACAGTAATTATTTCAAATCCGCCAACGTTTCCGCTGCCGTCAACCTCACCACTACCTCTCGATGAAACGCCTAGTTTGACGCTGCTTTCAAGCATTGTTTTAACTAATTGTCCCATCGGAGTCGGTAGTATTTTTAGTTTACCATAACCATTAGGTCCGTCCATCCACATTTCGTTAATCATATGGCTAACACGGTCCAAGTTAATATTAAGTCCATCAGGATGATCTACTTCACCTAACACTGAGTAGCCGCCACTAATTTGTTCGTTGAGTGTGGTGACAGCCCTGCTAATCTCATTTACGGGATAAACACGCTGGTTGGCGTTTTTGACTCCGCCTTGAATACAAATTCCTTTCATATAAAGGTCTTTGCCGTCATTAGCAGACTCAACTACCATTCTAGCAGCATCAAAACTCAAATGTTCGTTCAGTATTTTCATCAATCAGTCCTTAAGCGCCAAGTGTTGATTTTGTATTAGCGCCGTTGTCTCCCTTTGCAGGGGCTTTTGCTGCGTTCATTTTTGCAGCTTTTCCACCAGGAACATTTACGTTACCAGCGGTATCTTGTTTTGGAGCACTTGCGCCTGTGCCTTTTTCATCTGCTGAACCGCCTTTTGCGATGTTTGCTGATGTACCACCCATATCATTTTTACCTGCTACTGGTGATTTTGCATTTGCGCCGTTGTCGCCCATTGTTGCTGACACTTTATCTGTGTACTCACGCATAATTTCTGTTTGTGACTTTGGTGCTTTTGACTCTTCTACTTCTTCGTCAGCTGCTTCTTCTACTTCTTCGTCTTCAAAAGCAATTGCTTCTTCTTCAGCTTCTTCGTCATCGTCACCTTCTTCTGAATCCATATCCATTGGCATATCGTCGTCACCTGCTTCGTCGTCTGCTGGTGCTTCGTCGTCCATCATTGCTTCAAATTCAGCTTTTAGTGCTTCTAGTTCGTCTTCTAGATCCATTACACGATCTTCGATGTCACCGTCGTCATCCATACCCATATCGTCGTCGCCTGCGTCCATATCCATGTCGTCGCCTGCATCTGGCATTTCGATGTCGCCCATCATATCGTCTGTTGGGTCTGCTTCTGCTACGTCAAAGAAACTTTCGTCTACTTCTTCGTCAGTTGCTTCGTCTAGGTCTTCCTCTGACTCGTCTACTTCTTCGTCAGTTGCTTCGTCTAGATCTTCTTCTGATTCATCTACTTCTTCATCAGTAGCTTCATCAACTTCTTCGTCAGTTGTTTCTTCTACTTCTTCATCTTCAAGTAGTGATTCGTAAATATCTCTTGATTTTTCTACCACGATTTCGTGGAATAGTTCTGCTGCTTTTTCGCGATCTTCGTTAACAAGATGCTCAAGCATTTCTTCAAACTTGTTGCGGTCAGTCATTGTTAATCTCCTTTAATTATCTTTACAAGGCTGTCTATTATATTTACACTTTTTAGAAAATATACGCTTAAAATGGGGTCAAAACAGCGTATTTTAAGATTTTAATGGTGTAATCCCAAAAAAATCAATAAAATTATTCATTGTAATGTGTGTTAAGTTTTTACAATCTCTTAAGTTATCTGGTATATAACTGTCCTCATTTTCTATTACTCTAACATATTTAGTTCTTTGAAACTGATTTATACAGGTCATTGTTTGTCTTTGCCAATTTCCAAAATATGTTGCCCTATCGTTCAAATTTTTGTAATTTTTTGTACCTGCATACACATTGTTTACTAATTCTTGTTTTTCCCCTAATCCAACATAATCAAACCCTAAAATGTAAATTTTAGCATTATCATGAACACTTGCCATATGCAAAGCTGTAGGTCCGCTACTCCAACCTTTGTTTGGATTAAATTTATTAATATTAGGATCTTGTCTTGTTAATTTGTTAGGATTACTCCATACTTGATGATCATGATGATAGTTAGTTTTTTGAATTTCCATTATCATTTTTGTATCAACTGCTACAAGATAATCAGGAGCAAATGTTCTATACAGTGCATTGCACCCATACACTGTGCCATGTTGTTTCAAATCAATAGGATTAATTTTTTTACGACTTGTGCCATTACCTAGCACAAATGCAATAGATTTTTTTGACATTTTTTACCTTTTGTTAAACTTGTGCTGCTGCCTGTGCAGCCAGTCCATACATTTGTTTAACAAAATCTAATTCTTTTGAAGTCTCTTTTTGATGACTATCAGCAGCTTTACGAGCCTTATTAATATCTTTTAAAGAAAGCCTTGTTTTTCTAGAATTATCTATTTTCATCACACTTGTATCGTCCTTAGGACTGTATGTAAGGTCTTCGATTGGTTCTAAGTTTTCTTTGTCAAAGTAAAAAAGTTCTCGTAGTATCATAGTATTATTTATACAGTTTGGTCAGTTGGTTCTGCCTCTGCTCCTCCAAAATCATCTCCTGTGGCTGTTTCAGGAGGTGTGCCTTCGCCGCCTTCAATTGCTCCTGCACCGTCATCTAAGCCAGTTTCTAAGCCGCCAAAGTCGTCTGCAATGCCTGCACCTGATAACGATGCTGCGGCGCCACCCATTCCACCTTCTGGCTGCGCAAGTGCTGCATCAAGATTATCTTGGTTTTCTTCACGCCACAATCTTTCGTTCTCTGCAATTTCTTCATCGCTAAGTCCTAGGAAACGTTTTAATGCAAATCTATTTGACATAAACGGAACAGCTTGTATTGTACTAAATGTACTAATTCTATTATTATCAAGTTCAGCTTGTCTATATGCAGCAAAGTTTTGCGGAGGAGTTAATTCTAAATCAAACATTGAATAATCAACATTCACTCCTTTATTACGCAGGTATAATTTAAATTCTAAATTAAAAACTTCTTCAAGCATTCCTTGTAAACGTTCGCAATATTTGTTAAAGCGTAATTCTTGAATATATGCTGTGCCTACTCGTCCATCATTATACTGCGATGCGCCATCATCAGCTCCTGTGGGTAGGTAAGAACTAGGTATACGTAAGCCACGCACCAACTTGTTAGTAAAATACCTAAGATCATCAATTTCTCCTAAGTTAGTACCGCCTGGTAGAGTTTCAACTTTTGATCCACGCCCTTCAGCAGTTTGTGGAAAGAAGTAGTCTTCGTTGATTGACAGTGGGTTATATGAACTGTCTATAACATTTGTACCACCACCTGTCTTGGATGGGATTCGTCTTTGGTGTATTTCCGTTTTAACACGCTCCACAAACTGCATAGCAAGGTGTGAAGGCATATTGCCCACATCAACGTAGAATACTCTGCGCTCTGGCGCACGTTGGACACGATAGATGATAATCGCATCTTCTA